CAAATGGCGCGCCCTGCAGGATTCGAACCTGCGACCCACGGCTTAGAAGTTCCTGGAACTATCTGAGCCAACAATAACTTACCGCATCATCCCTGCGCTCACACGTCCCATGATGCTAAAAGATGGAAAGAGACAGAAACCCATAAAAAGTGGTAGCTGTCCCGTATCCGTCCCATTCACATTACCGGAGCCTCGTCGTTACGCGCTCTGTTAACAAGCCATGTTACCACGCCTATCACCTCCACATCATCCAGCGCTTCACCTTCTATCGCCTCTCCATCTTCCGTGATTAACGACTTACCAGCTGGCCTGGCGAAATAGTTCCGGCCGAGCCAGCTGACCAGGACGTACTCGCCCGCTTTTGGCCGCGAACCCTTTTCAACAACTGCATAGCCTGATGATGTCTCAATAACGAGACTGTTTGCATTAATGCCGCATATCGATTCCGGCGTTAACCGGGTTTCAACATAGTCTGTAGCCGGGGACGGGAAACCGCTCATGATGACCTCCTTACCATTACTGTATGTGCATACAGTAGTTATTGAAAAAAGGATGGTCAAGCGAAGCCAGTCAAAAGGCCAGTAAATAAATGACTATCATCATGGTTCCGGTAAAATTAAATTGACTTGAGTTTATTAAATAACAATCATTGCCACGGTTAACCCACTGATTTCTTTGTTTAAAATATATTCTTTGTAAAACACATGTAAATACAAACACATGTGGTTTCTTTCGGAGGTGTGAGTGAATAACCCTGGCGGCAGGATTGAGTTTGCAAACTCGTTACGTGGTTTGGCTGCTTTCGCGGTGCTAATTTCGCATTACTTTGGCGTTTTCTGGTATGCCAGAGACACCGCTGGACAGATGGCAAATACGATTGTTCCGTCTGTTGATCAGGTTCCTGTACCGTTCTATGCCGAGTGGGTAGTTACATTCCCGGTGGCTATGGCACCTTTCGGCGTAGCTCTGTTTTTCCTGATAAGTGGTTTCGTGATTCCATTCTCTATTATAAAGTCAAGCACCATGGCTTTCTTGGTTGGTCGTTTCTTTAGAATTTATCCTCTTTATATTGCTGGGTTTTCTATAACATTACTATCAATAATTATATCAGGAAAGGTATCTGGTTTTGCTTTCCCTTATAATATAGATAGTGTTTTATATCATTATTTACCAGGCGTTCACTTGATGGCAGGAACTCCTGGCATTGATGGTATAATCTGGACCCTTGAAATAGAAATAGCGTTTTACATCCTTTGCGCCATTACAGCTCCATTGATAAGGTCAGGTAGTCTATTCTTTTTCTTTATTCCACTGCTTTTGATTTTATTTGTATATTTTTTCCACGATTATCCATGGACCAGCAATCTTAAAATACTGGCTCACGTTAGTGAATATATTATCTTTATGATAATAGGCGTTGCTTTTAACTATGTTTTTAGAGGGCTGCTGTCTTTAAAAAAAGTTATAATCATCGTAATAATTATTGCATGCTTGTTCTTTTGTGGGATGTTGATAAACAATGATCCAAACTCAGTAGCAATAAGCTATGCAGCAGCGCTAATAATATTTACATTATCCGCAGTAACATCTAAGTATTGGAAAAGCTCGGCTATTTTAGGTTTTTTGGCTGATATCAGTTACCCACTCTATGTGGTACATGGTGTCATGGGGTACGCAATTCTTGCCCATTTAACATCAGCAGGTGTTTCACCATTCGCCAGCATCATGGCGGCAACGATAACGTCAGTTACCGTAGCGTGGATTCTACACTTCACCATAGAAACCCCAAGCCATAATGTAGGCAAGAAATTAATGAAGCTTATATCTGTAAAAAAAACATATGCTGTTTGATATAAAGGGGCGCATTTAAGCGCCCTTTTCATTTCTTACTTACGAAACTGTGGCTGGACCGACAGTTTGAGCGGTAAATGTCCCGGCACTTCCATACCAATTCACTGTAGCTGATTGAGCGCCGACCTGATTCAGAGCGCCAAGACCATTGCCGAGAGACGTAACGCCAATCCGGGTGTTTCTTGTTGCTGTGCCTGATTCAACATAACCGTAACCTACATTCTGATTTGAATACCCCCCGATGACTTTACAGTTAGTGCAGTTTGACATTACGACGCCCGATCCATTGTTTTGCTCAGATGCAAGATTGGTAAAGATTACGTCCTCACAATTATTGAGAGATACGCCAGTTGAACCAGGCGCTGCGCCAGAAAGCCCTCTGGAGCCGTAGGTCTTAACATTTGTGAACTGACTCTTCATTACGTTCTCAATGATAATTCCAGAACCCAGATTCTGATAGGCTGTAACATCCACGCCATATACGTTATGACAACCAAAAATTGATATCCCTGTTGCCATGGTGTTATCTACGAGTACTCTTCGCAGCCAAATAGAAGCACTACCTGCACCTCCTCCAGAAACGCCTATCAGCGTTATTCCTGTCGCCTGGCTCTGGTAGGCTGGGGTTATTTGTGTCGGACCTACTACATCTACCTTCTCAAGCTCGATGCCAATCATATCCCTTACATAAATACCACCCCACGTAACAGGTGACGTATTGTATGTATGGTCGACGCGAAAATCTCTTAGCGTAAGGAATCCGCGGCTACGATTGCATTTAAACTGAACTCCTTTCGTGTATGAGCAATTAACGTCTTCTATCAAAACATCAACAATATAATTTGCTGATGAACTTTCATCGATGATTGCACCATAACAATTGGTGAAAGACATATCGCTTATGCGAACATTGAATACAATCGTAAGAGATGTTTTGAATAGAATCGCTCCGGAGCCTGGGCTTGCCCCATTCATATCAATTGTAAATCCGCTTATTTCAGACGGGCAGAACAGGCTATAAGATGTTACGCTAAAAGCAGAGGTCGATCTGCAAATAAGCTTAACTCTGCTTTCACCTTTAAATCTCTTACCATTCGCTAATGGTATACCAGCCACAACGTATCCGGCAGCGGTAAATGGGACATAAACCTCATTGTAAGATCCAATAGCGGCGGTAAACGCCGCTGAATCATCAGTTGTTCCGTCGCCTAACGCTCCAAACCACTGAGGTATAACACGTTCCCCACTGATTATTCTTTTCCACCTCTTGCCTCCAGGTGTCACAATTACTGTTCCATTATTATCCTGGCTGGTCGAGTCGCTGTCGTCATAAGAAAAGAAACCGCCGCCTGTTCCTTTTCCTGCGGTATGCGATACAAGGGATATCATCTGGTTTGGGAATGATGGTTCGATGCTTCTGAGATCAGCAATGCTTTCACAACGCCCTATATATTTAAAACCGTCAGGCTGAGAAAGCTGAACTTTGAACTGATCAGGCTCATATTTAAGCACGTTTGGGAAGTAATGCTGCTGTACTCCATACGCGTCATAAACAGCCATGGAATGTCCCGCTGTCGTTACAAACTTAGAAATCTCACCATTATAAACAGGGAAACCACCGCCGTTGATGCTCAATGGCTGACTAACAGGTACCAGCGATGAGTCTTCATTCTCCAGATAAACCTGAATCTGATTTTCAGTAATGGTAGGGTCGGTATCGGGCAGGCCGATAAATATTTTACCGTTTGAAGCAGCTTTGAACGACTGCGCCAGGGTAAACAATTGCCCCGGCATGGATATAACGATATTGGCGGTGATATCTGACATTTACAGTGCTCCAGGCGCAGCAAGGCCGCACAAGTTAAACTTGCGCAGCTTTGCGTTAATGTCGGTTATAATTGTTTAAAAGAAAGGAGGATCTATGGGACGTGACTGGTTGAACTTTGTTTTCTTAATCTTTGGAATCTGCGTAGGTGTCGCCCTATTCACTTAATGCTTCAGATTTAGCACCTTGGCTTATGGAGTTAATGACTTTTTCTGCCTGAGATAACGCCTTTTCGAACGCAGTTGAACCTTTTGGTGTATTTGCCAGACGGAGCATTGCATTCCTGCCAGCCTCGCTCTCATAAAGGCGAGACAGAACACCGTAGCCTGCTCCTCCTGCTGCTACTGCCGGATTTGTTATCGTTCCAATGCCGAGAATAAACGGTATTGCCTGCTGTCCTGTTGGAGTGGTTACGCCTGCTTGTCCCGCCCTTTTGGTGGACTCAAGGTAGCTTTTTAACCCCTTCAGATAAACAGCATCACGGCCTTTAAAGGTGATTCCGGTCTGGTTAGACATCAAATTAACGTGCCGCAGGAACTGGTCTGGTGAACCGCCAGATTTTTCCATCGCTTTACCGATAATTCCATTGCGCATCTGAGCGCGGCCAACCCGGCCAACCGAGTTGTACAGATTCTGCACTTCAGATTTGTTCTTACTGAACAGCATATTGTTCACAACTTCCGGCGTCAGGTCGCCTTTCATCAGAACATTCTTCAGACGCGTGTTCTGTAACTTGCTGGCTTCATCGGCATAAACTGCATTGGCCTGCTTGTAACGCCGTAATGTGTCATCGCCAAGGTTCTGCCGTATTGAACTATCGATGTCACCCGTCATGGCCCGGTACACCCGTTGAATAGCCGCGTCTGACCGACTAGGCATAACGACGCGCTCACCTTTAACATCCTGACGAAACTGGCTGCGCAAATTGCTTAATTGCTGCAAATCAACATTCCCACTCGCCAGCTCATCACGATAAGCCTGTAACTTTCCTATAGTGTCAGTGTCAGCAACCCGCCCCAATTTCTGAAGATTAGAGATTTCATCATCGATCTGTTGCAGTGCTCTTGAGGGCTGGATATTAACCCCCGCCATATCGGTTTGAACCTTCTCAAGACGGCTTCCGGCAGCACGTTTTATTCCCTCTATTTTGGCTTTAAGGCTACCAATTACAATGGATGGGTCATATTCACCAAATCTGGAAGCATACTCTTCAACTAATTGGCTCCTGGCGTCCTGCTGGGCTCCTCGCATTCCACTTGTGCCTAAGAACGGAATATTTTCTGCCGTAGTCTGAGCCATGCGTCCGACACGGGAATTAGGCTGGAGTAAGTCAGTAGTATGCAGCGGGACATCATTGGAATCGGCAAACTGGATCGCCTGCCGTGCTTCGGGTGATATCTCCCCCCTGATGCCACGATATGCCGCGCCAATACCACGCCCCACAGCGTTAATAGCGCCTCCTAATACAACGCCAGCGCCAAGGTCAGTTGCCAGCGCCTGAGAGTTGTTTTGCTCGCTATTTGCTGCCGCTGAACCAATGGCATTCTCAGCGAGTAAACGTGAAGTTCCTTGCGCCAGTCTGCCAGCGATAGAAGGAGCCTGAACAACGGCACGCTCCGCACCAACAGGCGTAAGGTATGGCAAAGCCTCTGCCAGCACTTTGGCCTCAGTTGTCTGTGGCGTCAGCGTACCAGACTGCATACCAAAATCTCGCTCAAGTCCCTCGGTTGTGACGCGCGGCGCCGGGGTATATGTTCCATCTCCAATACCCAACTTCTTACCAGCCCATGCGCCGGCGCTCGTTACCGCATCAGCGATTGATGCCGGAATGTTAGCGACATTAACGCCAGCCTGAAGCAATCCGCGCCCTGTTTCCGCTGCGGCGTTACCCAAATCCGACATCATTCCGCCAGGTTGCTGCGCGTTATTTGCCACGGCACTATTAACAGGATAGGCGGCATAGAATGCCTGTCGTGCCTGGTCAGCTTGCGGCCCGGCCTGCGGAGCAACCACCTCATTAAAATATTGCTCCTGCGCCTGAGTTTTCTGCTCAGGAGACAAAGCCTGGTATTGCTGGGAGGCAATAACATCTTTCCATGCCTTAGCCATTAATCACCCCATAATGAAGAGAATCCGCCGCTGGTTGTTGCGGCTGGTTGTTGCGCTACCGGTTGGGCTGTAGGTCTGGTCGGTGTGCTGGAAGCAATCGGGGTTTGTGCCATATACCGTTTAGCGGCACTACCCAGCGACTCGCCCTTCTGGACATCCATGCCAAGAATCTGACCACCTTTACGGGCCTGACCAGGATTGCCATTCGCACTCATCCATTCAGATTTAAAGTCGTTAAACTGAGCGCTGCGACGTTCCAGATTGGACATAGCCTCAAGCCATCGTGCCACTACCTCAGGGTTATCCATATCAGTTGGCGCGCCCTGCCGCACAATCTCAACGTCTCTGTCAGTAGCTGGGCCGGGAGGAAGAAAGCGCAAGACCTGATTGTTGACCAGGGCGTTTTGCCGGATACGCAGATCACGCAGGGCAGTGTCTGTGCCGGTGACTTTGGCGAACATGTTGGTGGCATTACCGAAAAGGCCTGTAGTTGGCTTTTCCTGCCGGAACTGCTGTGCTAACGCCATCATGGAATCGGCAGAATTATTGCTGGCCGTCGCATCATTTACTGATTTCTCAATAGCCTTTTCCATGTTCACGGACAGCTCAGGAGCACCATCAATCAGTTCCTGTGCTTTCATTTGCGCCTGCTGTAGTTTTAAACCAAACTCTTGCTGATCAAGTGCCAGCCGCTGAGCAGCAAGGTTATGCCCGGTCATAGCTGACTGATAAGACAGATTCTGACCTCTGGCCTGCAATGCCTCTCCCGCTCTGTTGCTACGCGCAGTTTCATCAATTTGCTGTTGCTGCTGCTGCGTCTGGAATTGTTTATCCATTGGCAAAGTAGCTAAGCGAGTGGCATTAAGTAGGCTATTAAACTGCTGAGGGTCCTGCTGATAGAGTTGCATAGCTTGCTCAGGTGAAACTCCAAGAGATGCCAGCGCTGGACCGTTTTGTTGCAGGGACATCTGCACCTGCTGCGGGTTTCCGCTTGATGCTGCAACTGAAAGGTTATTTAAGGCGCTGTTAACAAAAGCCGCGTGCTCAGCGCCCTGCACTCCGATTTCCGCCTGGATGTTTTCAGCAAACTCCGGGAACTGACGCCGCAGCGCTGGAAGCTGTTCAGGAGTCGCACTCTGAATAGCCTCGTAAAAAGCATCACGTCGCTGATTTGCTTTCTGAGCCTGTGCGTTTTTCATCTGCGATTCAATTACGGCCTGCTGACCTACGCGATTCTGCGTTTCCATCAGCGCTTCGCGGCGAAAGTCCGGGATCATGTCGTAATAATTGATGGGGCCACCAAGCCCCTGAAGCCCCTGAAATGCCATCAGAACATACTCCCGCCCATCATGCCGCCAAACATACCGGTGAACTGATTAACATCAGATGCCACCCCGTTATTGATACTGCTGTTTGCGCTGGCCGCAACCTGCCATGGCAACGCGGCTTTCCCGGCCATGATCTGACCTTTCTGCTGGTACATCCCGGCCATGGTATTACCCTGCCCGATTGCATAGTTACCGAGCGCATTAGCAGACTCCGCGCCCAACCCGGACAGGCCAAGTAATTGCGCGTACATGTTCTGCTGCTGATTGGTCATATCTGTCAGGTAATTCTGCCCAAGCATAGGAGCGATGCTTGATAAGCGGTTTATGGTGGCGGTAGTCCCAAGACCGCCAGTAGCCTCCGCAGATGCGAGGTTTTGATATCTTGCCTGATTTGAAAGCTGTGCAAACTCATCGCTGTTGAAGTAATTAGAAAGAAGCGCATTTCTGTCAATCGGCTTTCCGGCGATACCCTGAAGCCCGGCGAGTGCTGACTGCCCCGCCTGCTCGTAAGGCGAAACCCAATCTACAGCGTTCTGGTAACCTTCACGCTGCTGGCCCATCGCTTTGTCCTGGTACTTCTGCTGCTGTTTAGCAGCTTTATGCGCACCGATGCCGCCAATTACGCCAGACACCGCTCCACCAATTCCGCTAATCGCTCCGCCCATCGTATTCTCCCGGCTCGCGCCACATAATAAAAAAGGCGCTTTCGCGCCCGTCTATGGTTTGTAGTGTTTGTGTTGTTCGTTCACCGAATCCCATGCGGCGAGCGTAGTTGCAGACCTTTACCCGGTCAGGAAGGATGATAGCCCGCAAACGATTATGGCCTACGAGCCTCAAGATTTCGGCGCCTGCTCTGCGGCATTCTTTATGTCTAAGCGGATCCATTGCCATGTGGATGTCAACGAAATCATCCTGCTGAACCAGAGCAAAAACGCAGCAATCATCCCACAACGCGTACTCAGCACCAGGGTCCACCCAATCAGCTACGCCCCATCGGCGCATCAATTTCTCGCCTGTCGCGGAGTCTAGAATCTTCATTAGTTTATTAGCCCGTGATTTCTTAAAACCTCTTCAAGCGCCTTTACCCTCTGCCTGGTATATACCAGCAAATCACGGATCGCTCCTATTTCTGACCACTGATAAGTGGCGCTTACAGTAGGGTTTTGGTCTGCATTAAAAGCCCCCTTGTTAGATGTACCGGTAGCAGTGGTCCATCCTGTCTGCCTGGCTCCTATAATTTGAAGACCTGAAACCTTATACCCACCGGTTATATTGGTGCTTCCGGCAACCTGAAATTTATCGGCGGTGGGGGATGAGACGTTGCCAACAAGAAGGGACCCGCCTGCGGATTGCACTTGCTGGTTTGCCGCAGTCGATTTAGAAACAAGATCAGCCTCAATGGACACCACTTCGTTTAGCAGGTATGTGACATCGCTCTGAAGTGTTATTATTTTCCCTTCAGCAGTCGTAACCCTGACTTCAAGGAGGGTAATTGCGTTAGTGTTTGCTGTAATCCTGGAGCTTTGTCCGTCTACATCACCACGAAGATCTGTGATCCTTTCTTCGTGATTAGCCAACTCAGCGTCCTGTTCTTCATTTTTAACAGCGGCCTGATATGCAAGCTCATTCGCTGTATTGGCACCGTCCGCAATATTCTTCAAATCAGTTGTTTGCTGGATCACATAAAGCCGATACGGAAGGGAAAAGCCTGGAGGCAGCATTGATGCGTCTATCCTGCTTGCCTGAACCGTGACTTTGTTTGGCTGCTCTGCCATCACTCAATCCTTATCTGACAATTCGATAGTGTCACCGGAGCACCAGTAACAACCCGCACTTTAAAACCTATGTTTTTCCTTACGCGCCCAATCCTTCGCCAAAGCGCTCGCTGGTCGTACCTAAAAGGAGCGTTCCAGCTAATCATCTGCTCCCTTCCGTAATTAACGCCATCCGTAGTAGCGGAAATGAAAAGTTTTTCTGCCACCTGGTCAGAGCCTGTTGCTGACTCCAGTTCAAAATCAAATATTCGTGAGTTTTCAGATTTGAACAATGGCGTATAAAGGATATGCTCCTGGTGCTCATCGTACTGAAGCGTTTTAGATGAATTTAGTCTTCCGACGACTCCACTTATTTTGTCGCCGCATGTAATCTTATTGCCTTCGTATACCAGGTCCACAGCGCGATACACTTCATGGCTTAACCCGGTCTTTAATATTGACCACTGCGGTCCGCCTTGTGTTACTGAACCGTCATAAACAAGAGTGTGGTTTGGCAGGTGAATAACCAATAGCTCATGCGCCTCAATCCTGATCACCTCCATAAAACCTGATGACAAATCAGAAAGGCTATAAGATGCCAGTATTTTCTCTATATGCGCCGTAGCTATAGGCTGATAAGAGCCTGAGTTAACCAAATAAACGGACGGTGCCCCCGTTGCTGGATGGCTGATAATAGCGTGAGTATCTGCGTATTTAACTTTACAGTAAGTTCCCGCGATGCCTTTCTGCACCATCATTGATGGCTGTGCCTGATAAAGCGCCACTCCAGCTGCGCTTACATTTCCAGTAAGAGAAAAATACTCAATCGTTGTAGTCCCAAAGCAAACGACAAAATCGCGCCAGTTATCAATGCCAATTATCCCGTCTGGCTGACTTTCTGCGCGATACTGTGCGGAATAGCGATCGGGCTTTGACTCATCGTCAAGATCGCTAACAAAGAATGAGTCTGAACCATCCTTGCTCCATACGTAGCGTGAACGGTTACGGCATAGGTCTCGCAAATTACCCAAATCGTACTGCGTGAACCCACTTTCATCAGACCAGTTGGAGAGGGTTTTTTGCGTCCGATCATAGCGGAATAGCGTCATAGTACCGTTAGCACCTACCGCTTGGCTGTTATAGCTACAAGCCATACTAACGCGACCTGATCCCTTTACATCACCTATCGCAACATCGGAGCGATAAAGCTTATTACCACATACCCTGTAAACAACATCCTGATTGCTGTTGTACATTGCACCCCTTGACGGACCTGCTACATCAAATAGCTTTTCCAGTCCGGGGAACGAGCGAAGATAACCATTGGCCCCAACTACTTCCCTTGGAGTTGCCAGCATATTAACCGGCAGGTAGTCGATATAGTCGGCGTTGCGGTAGTCTTTACCCGTTCCCTTCATCAGTGGGAGTTGAAGAATCGGCATTGGGCTCTCCGGGGTAGAAGTGCCATCCGTTCAGGGTGGCGAAGCTGTTACCGCTGCCAATCGGCATACGGTTAGGGTAAGGTGCGCGTTTAGCACGATTTAACGCCGTGTTTTTGACGAGTTGCTCTTTTCCATAACGGGCGGTGGTGATGACTTTGGTGGTTGGCTCGATGGCGTAATCAGACGCAATGCGGCATGCCAGATTATGGAAGACCGCGCTTACTTCGCTTGAGCGTAATCCGTGGTCGTCACCTTCTGCTGGCAAATTATCATGGTCAGCGAAAACGTAGCCTGTGATAATTCCTTTTCCGTCCTGGTACCATTCCGCCATCATCGATTCCAGATCGTCTACTGCATCCTGCATAGATTGCGGTTCGACATCGGTTAACGTGGCACTGGAAGCGACACCGAGCTTGCGAAGTGCAGCCCTGACCAAATCGCCTTTAGTTGCTATCTGCATCTTTTGCCGCCTTAGGTTTTGGCCCCGGCTTTTTGCGGTCTTTCTTGTCCGTCTCTGGTTCCGTGCGTTTTTCCAGCAGTTGGTCAGGATGCGCCACCCAGCCGGCATCAAGGTATTCCTTCATATCTTCGTCACTGACAATTTCGAAGTCGTACCCAACACCTTTCCACTTCTTACTGTCGCCTCGGCGATAAACCATGTTCGACATTGCTTTTCTCCAAAGAAGAAGGGGCCGAAGCCCCTTAACTTACGCCTGGTCAGCAAGACCAATACCAATGGACTCTGGACGCGTCGCGTTAACGCCATACCAGACCGCAATACGGCACAGGCCGGACAGCGTATTGATATCGCCCTGAGTTGCGAAAATGCCATGCAAACCGACTTCCGGGATTTCGAAAGCTTTGGTTTTCATGCCAGAGAACAACTCATGGTTAGCCGGAATCGGCTGGCTTACGATACGGATAGAGTCGTCTGCCCAGAACACGTTGGTACGTGCGGTGGTGGTGTTGAGGATGTTGACCGCCATGGAGTTAGCAAGCGAGGTGTTCACGTTTGCATAGGCGCGTTCTTCCGGAGACAGGGACACGTCATCCAGTGCGATCGGCTTCGGCGTAATTTCGACGTGAGTCCCATCGATAACGCGCACAACAGAGAATGTAGCGTCATGGGTCAGTACGTTTTTCGCCATCTGGCTCAGGAACTTCATGCCAGTAAAGCTGATTTTATCGCCGCGCTTCAGGCCAGTGGTTGCCGACAGCGTTACGGTTGCCAGACGGTTGTCCACGTTGCGTTTGTTACCGTCAGCATCCTGGTCCCATGCGACAGGCTTAAACTTCTGTGCGCCGGAAACGGTCAGTCCGGTTGCAGTGGACGCATTCAGCACTGGCAGTTTCGGTGAACGCAGGACGTCATCAAAGCCTGCCACCTGCCGCTGGATAGTGCCGTTTTTGTAGGCTTCTTCCGGGATGCGACCAAAGATGTCGCGGTTAATCAGATCGTGCCCTGCTGCCTTGTAGTCCTTCGGGTTGAAGAAGTAAGACAGGCCGGAGTCGCGGTTGAGCTCACGCGAGAACATGATTTCTTCAGCGTCAGCCACAAAGTCCCAGCCGCTACCGGTTGCAGTGCCGATTGGATCATCGCTGGTCACAACCAGAGAAGCCATTTCAGCCGCCAGATTCGCAACTTTTACTTCGGCATTGCTTGCCAGCTTTTTGGCGGCGGCGCGGATGCGATGGCGATAAGCCGTTTCATCACGCAGATCGTCTGCACGTAACTGGAAGAAATCGTTATCCGGTTCACCCAGGCTTACCGGAACGTTAAGTTCCAGAATGCCAGTTGATTTACCGGTTAAGTCCCAACCTTCCTGAGTAGGTGACTCCTGCTCAACAGGCATCCAGATTGTATTGCTGGAGCGCTGCATCTCGCCAGCAGGCGGAGTGTATTTGCTCGCCTTCTGCGCCATTGGTGTCAGGCTGGTGATGGTGTCAATAATTTCATCCACCGCCAGCGTGACGATTTGACCTTCGTTCAGTGCCATTATCGAATTCCTTTAAGTTTTGCCTTCAGAGCGCGGTAAGTTTCGACATCACCCTTACTGGACGCTGCTTCCATCTGTTTCTGGATTGCTGACCGGTTTGCAGCGGTCACGTCACCAGTCACAGGGATGTCAGCAGCCGGGGCGGATGAAACCTGCTTACCGCGAGGCTTGAGAGTTAAGCGTTCTGACAGAAGCGCCAGTTCAATGAGAGCTCGCTGACCGTCAAGCGCTAAGATGCGACGAGTCGTCTCCGGGTTTGCACCCAGGTGGTACATAAGTGCCGCTGACTTCTCCGGGAAAAGAGTCATGATTTGCGTATCCACACCTGCCGGAACGGTCTGGCGGAATGCATCCTCTTTCTCCTGATAGTCAGGAAGGTTTAGTTTTTCTGCCGCATCGTAGTGCTTGCGAGCCGCCTCAACGACTTGCGCTGATTGGTTGGTAAACTCCTGAGTTTTCCGTCCCTGCTCCGCTACCGCATTGCTGCGTGCGTCCTGCGCCTTGATGAGCCATTCGTTATTAGCCTGAGTGAACGCGGCCTGTGCCCGATTGGCATCCCATCCGTATTTCTCCAGAGCTTCGTCCGAGAAATAGTCATTGGCGTTAGGTTGAGGTGGTAGCTCAGGATTTACTCGCAGGTTTTCCGGAACTTCGCCGCGCTTCACTGCTTCCATCTGTTGCTCAAGCTCACGTTGACGCTTGCGCTCCAGACGTTTAGCCGCGAAATGTGCGTTGGTTGCCGGGTCCTGTTTTGGTTTGGTCTCATCGTCCTTCAGGACAATCTCGAATCCTTCATCCTGCACACCCTCGACACTGGCATGTGTCGTTGTATCGACTGCGGATGCCGCCGCGTTATCGACGTGCAGGTGTTGGCCTTCAGAGCCCTGAATTTCGGTGGTATCGGTCATGATTAACTCTCTCTTATTGAGGTGTCTCGGCTACACTGCCGGAAGGTGAAGTTTGTCTCTGCGATTGCAGGATGCTGGCGATGTCCATGCGCTGTTTGTGCGTCTGTTCATCGCCTTTAAGGAGTAACTCAGCATTTGCGCGAGCGTCTTCGCTGCGGTCCTGCTGGAATGAAGCAACGGTTTTGAGGAACTCTCTAAACTCAGATTGTTTATTGAGGTCCATGTTGTTGAAGATTTCTGCAATCTTGGCTGCGTTGAGTTGGTTTTGAGCCTCAACTTTAGCCGCATCGATTTGCAGTGATAGCGTCTGATTCTGTGCTTTAGCCAGTTCAGCCTGACCTTGCAGGAGAATACCCTGAGCCTGAACCATTGCCGGGTCTTGCTGGCCTTGTTTGGCTTGCTGAGCCTCCATAAGCCACTGCTGTTCTTCTGGCGTTTCAGGACGTTTAGCCCCCATGGTAATGAGCTGCTTATTGGCGTAATCACGCATAAGCTCAACGCCTTTCCCGTCGAGCAGAGTGAAGTACTGAAGCAATAGCAACTGGTACTCCGGTGTGCCTTGTGGTGTTTTACCAAGCAACTCCAGTATCTCAGCGCGGTTCTGCTGCTTCATGCTCTGGAATGACGGGCCAACATCGGTGTAGCACTCATAGCGGCCACGGATGTCGTTGAGCACCACGCGCTCACCAGTGACTAAATCAACCGTCTCGGTCAGCAATTGCACATCTTTCTCGCTGCCGTCTTCAAGGGTGATCGTAACGTTACGAGGCACGTCATACAGGTCATTCACCATTGACTGGTAAATCTCACCGTCGCGCCGCATAGCGGTAGCAAGGTTGTCCTGAAACACATACGTCTCAAGGTCAGAGCGCATGTTAAGTTGGTTGACGGTCTCGAACGCTACCTGACCGCCGTTTACCGCTTCGGCATCCACACCGAGGGTGGCAACCTCTTTCACCGCATTGGTGGCCGCTTCCAGCATGTAGGCGTTGGCCTGAGGTACTTCAGGATTCTCCATGTACGATATAGGCTGAGTAGGAAGCTCGCCTGTGCTCTCATCGGTGCGGTTGAGAAGGTAGTAGGGGTAGTCGTCGGTGCCGCTGTACATATGCTCGTAGCCTGCTATCTGCTCAGACCAGAATATCGGCTTCTTCTTCGGAGTGCGGGCGACGATGTCGGCGTTAAATGACATAATCATGTTACGCAGGCGCTGTCCGTCTTTTGTCAGCCTTACGACACCCTCATATACCTCTTTGCTCTCTACAAAGCCCCATTCACCAAAGCACGGCACAATCGGGATATGCTCGCCCGCTATCAGCTTTTTGTCCTGGTAGATGTCAGTTGAGGACAGCAGGGTTTTGTATACCCGGCGACGCTTAATCTGGCGCTCTGCAATTTTGATGAAACCGCGATCTGCCAGGTCGTCGATGACATCTTTAATGTCACGTTTGAAGTAACTAACCGGCTCGCCTGTAATCGGGTCCTGATAGATGAACGCCGTCTCTTTCTTCTCTTCCACCTCGTAGAATTCGGCGATGTGGATCGTGTCCTGAGTCAGCCATGGGAATACCCAATCGTTAGGGCTCTGGAATGTTGGCTGGTCGTCCTCGTCAAGGTCGTTGTCCTCGGCGAAGTTCTTCCAGCCTTCCTTGCTCATTGAATGAATAATCGTGCAGTGTCTGGCGTCTGACTTATCCATCTGCTTGCTGTTGCTGTCCCAAATCACACAGGAGCATGCGGAATGGATTGGCTCGCGCCGGATAATCTGGTTATTGCTGGTTGGGTCCTGATCTTCATACTCAGTGACAATGCGCCATGCACCAACACCCGCTTCGATTTGTTCACGCACCGCCACGTTTACGGCTATTTTCGCTGAGTTATGCCGCATGTCAGTGCGATACATACCCATCAACGTATCAGCCGCGTCAGGGTTGGCTTTGTCTTTCGGTCGGTAAAGCACATCGATAGGGTTCTGGCGCATCTCTGCTACCAGCTTCCTGACTACCGGGCGCACAACGTCGAACTGCCCGCGATACTGCAATGTGGTGTACTCACTAAGCCAGTCGTCCCACTGAGAGACGCGAGAGAAGAATAAATCGTTCTTCGCCTCCGTTCTGGCTTCATCTCCGGCTGTCCAGTCTGCATCGAATCGACACAGAATGCTCTCCAGCCTGTTTTCTTTATCAGCCATTATCGTCCTCTGGAAACTGGTTTAATTGGTGCTGGGATTTTCTTTTCTTTCACTACACCAATGTCGCCGTATCGCTTGGCAAAGCGGCGCATCATGTATGCATATCGAGTGGCGTCCAAAAGGTCATCACGGGTTTTAACAATGCGTCCCCGTTCATCACGGTGATAGAAATTAAACTCTTCGAACCAGTCACGGAGACCGGCGAACACTTTGAATCTTCCTGTACTCATCAGGTCGTGCAATTCGAATAAGCCAGGCTCTACCGAACGTGATCCATCAGGCCATTGCGCTGGTTCAGGTAGCATGAGAAATCCAGCGTCTTTGTAATACTCTCGCTGCTGTAGGCCGCTGCCCTTCTCTGTCTGCAATCCATCCTGAGGCCATGCAGTAGGCACTTTGTTAGCCCAGGTTTTAGTCGCACCCCACGCCTCGGCAGGCGATGTTTTGCTGGCTTTCCACGCTTTGGTTACGTAGAAGGTTTCGCTGTCCATATCGATTGCCAGTTGAACACGGCTTTGCGGGTGGTCCCATCCGAAGTCCATTCCATCGATGACCATGTAATGTTTAGGTATCGGGAATGGCTCACATGTGATCGCATCTTCGCTGAAATCGAATATGCGGCCGTGTCCTAACATCGGGATGCCTTTCGTACGCATATCTCGTTGATGCGGCGGAAATGACTCAAGTAGGCTTTTCTTTGTTTCTTCCGTCAGGTGAGGAGCATCATCCCAGCCAACATTCATGCAGAATTGCGAATCAGCAGGCGTATCCAGTAGCTGAATTACCAGCTCAGTGCGTCCATTCTCAGGGGTGAAGGTAAGAATGCCACGGCCACCATTGCCACGGTCGCCTGTAGCTGTACGCGTTAACACCTGTGGATATATGGTGGGGTCTTCCGGTTCTTCATCGATGTGAAACCAGTCGATATCATCACCCATCAATGCATGCTGACCCTGCGTGTATGACCAGAACTGAATTTTGCTCAGGTCTCCACTACTGTGAAGGATGTAAGCAGAACGCACGGCGTTTGGTGTGCCGGTCATTGGCTCAGTGGACACAATTCTTTCTGGTGGTATGAGGCCGCCAGTAAATTCGCCATTAACCTTCTTGCCAATGATTGCTGCCTGGAGGAGATCGCGACACTTCTCACCAGAGTAACCAAGACACCACATTAACGGTGCATGGTCGAATCGGTGTCCTGTCCACCCTTCTGGATATTCTCCTAGCAGGTGGACTGCATCGATGTATGTCGCTGTATCGGTCTTGCCAACTCGGTTAGCAGCGATGAGAGCGCACTGACGATATTCTGCTGTTGCCGCTATGAACTTGCGCTGCCATTGGTATCGGGTGTCATAGTATCCACGGTAGCGATAAACAAACTCTCTGCGCTTCTTTTCTTCAAGCAGCGCTATTAACTCAAGCTTCTCCTCTCGGCTTAGATTTTCCATTTACTAGCCTCGCGAGTCTCTCGTTTAGTTCTTCGTCTGACATTTCGGTGATGGAGCCTGAGTGTTCAATCTCTTGCTTATCACGCCACTGGTCTTTCTGCCTGTTCTTCAGCCAGAAGATTGCAGCAGTGGTATCGGCTGGGGCATGGCGCTCAACATCGGCGATCTCAAGCTCCTCTTTATCCCGGTCAACCTTAACCTTGAACGCCTGCTGCTCGACGTAGTTGTAGCCTGTAGCCTTCTGATACAAGCTTCTTACTACTCGCTCATCTGCAATATCCTTGGCGGCTTTTATGGAGTTGCAAAACTCTTCGTGCTCAAGCTTCCATCGATAGATGGTTGAGCGATGTACGCCGAAGAATTCAGCCATCTCATCGTCGGTAGCACCCAGCAAACAAAGCTTCTCAGCCTGTGCTGCGTACTCAGGCTTATACTGAGACGGCTTGCCACTATTCCCTTCGGCAAACTTGTTGTCTTTGGGTGCTGCCATATCTGTTTCCTCGTTAATCATTATCAAGCCCACCCGTAGATGAGCTTTGTAATGGCAAACAATCAGTAGGATAGAAGTTGCTCGAGCTCTTCAACCATATCGTTCAACTCAGTGTTCAGGTTCGCGTGCGTTTCCGCCGCGCCCTCAATAACCGCCAAAGCACACGATTCGTCGCGCACATTTCCAGAACCGCAAGCTACAGGGCGATCACCACGAAGTTGAGACAGTAGCGTTCGAATGCGTGATTGCACGTTACTCTGCATCTCGTTGTTTGCAGCGCTGGCCTTAATAACCTTGTCCAGCGCTGACTTGTCTGGTGCCTGCACAATAGCGGCTGCCGATCCGAATGAGGCTTGATTGCCATTGCTTTCGTAATGATTCATGTGATTACCATTTTTTACTGTGCATGATGCATATTAATTATCATTCGCCCCGAAAGAGGCGCTTTGTAATAACTACGCCAGTTCGCCGCCAGCCTTCAGCTTGGTGAGGATGGAGTTAACTTTGGTGACGATGTTATTCACCGCAGTTTGCGCCGTAGCAATATCGGTAACAGTCTGAGCGGCCAGTGCCGCCTCTGCTGTCTGCTGGAGTACGCCACCGCGCTCTGTTGAAGTCGGCACTTTGTTACCGGCCATCGCAGTAGTAGCAGTCGTGCCAATAACTGGCGCAAACGTTGAGGGCTTACCGGTTACGGATGACCATGCGATCGGAGTGCTGGTTGCAGTGTACTGAGCTTCGAATGATGTTTTGCTCATGTACAGCAGTTCGCCGTACTGGCTCTGGAAGATGTATCCGCCCACTACCGGCTTGAATGTGGACATGAACAGAGGTGACAGATATTGAGACTGATAAGGGCCGTCAAATGTTGCTTCAGCGGAGCCGTCTACAGCCTGCCTTAATGTCTTGATCGGCAAGCCAAGAACGAAAGTGCCGCCAGCGTCTGAATACGTTGGCCATGGTTGGTTAATCATTACTTAGCTCCTTTCTTTGGTTTCTTCTTGCCAGCCTTGCTCATGGCAATGGCGATAGCCTGGTCTTTTGGTTTACCGGCTTTCATTTCGGTTGCGATGTTTTCGCCGACAACCTTTTTGCTTCGACCTTTCTTAAGCGGCATGAATGACTCCATTAAAGATATTGAGATGACCAGACAAATAATCCTGCCGCCGCTCCTACCAGAATGAACATGGCGATCAGGTCTAGCGTGTAATGCAGGAATGCTATTAGTGATTGTGTAGCGGTTCGCTTCGGTGGGTAGTCTTGCTTCAGGATGTCGTCACGAATTAGTGAGAAGCCGTAGAGTGCTGTTATCTGGCGCTCTCGTTTCTTCATTGCTTAGGCCCGCAGTTTTTAACCCATGCCTTGTTGTGCGCCAGAATGTCTTTCTTCGTCTGCCTGTCCAGTACGTCAATATCATGGTCTGTCAGGTAGATGATCTGCACCCAGCTACAGGCGGTATCAATGACCTCAGGTTTTGCGGGTAAAGTTTTGGCGCAACTCGCGATCAACATCGTCATCAGGCATACGGTTAACACTCTGCTGAACATCTGCGGCTCCTTTCGTTGCTTCAATGCGCTTTTCAGTGACTGCGTTTGTTGCCTGAATGTATTCGTCGATTCGCTTAGCTTCAGCTTTCTGCTCTGCGTCCCTTTTGCCTCCACTGCGACCGATACCGAAAGCACCCAGCACAGCCAGGACGAACGCCAGCAGGCCAGAGAGGATTAACTCAGTCGTTACCATCTTTTTTCTCCGGTGGCTTTTGCAGTGTCATGCGTGACAGAACGCCGATGACCATCAGGACAATCGCGCCGACACGCATCCAGCTTGAGGGTATTTCCGCCTTCCATTCGGGAGGAAGCTCAAACCAGATAGTCGGCAGAGCACCCAAAGCGACAATTACCTTCGTGGAGTTCCATCGCCACCAGTGACGCCAGTCGTCTACGAGTCGGATTTTCATTTGAGTAATCCTTCGTAGGATTTCATGTCACCGGTACGCATTACTTCAGCGTGACGCTTTGCGCGATTGGGCGTTTGTTTCGCCCATAAACTGGTGAGCATGCCGTTTGCCGCCCCGGAGAAATTACCGTCAGCAATCATCGCCAGCGTGTTCTTAAATTCAGCCAGGCCATTTACGCCCATCTGATATGCCATGCTGATTAGAATGTCGCGGCGCGGGCCGTTACATGCTTTGAGTGCAGAGACAATCGCGGGGTTAGTATTCATCTTCACAATGGTGGTGTTAACAAAGCTTTCCAACCAGACGTCGCCTACATTACGAGGTACGGTGAAGGTGTAATTGCTCAGCGCTGCGCCTTTGGGGCCAATCTTTATACCGCAAGCTACTGTCGGATAACCCTCGCTATCGATGTAGGGCTTCTCTCTGTAACCTTCTTCAAAGTTAAGCAGGGGGATTATTTGACTCATTTCGCCGTTCTCCATACTGCAACTTCCAGGCGTTTTCTTCACGGCGGTCACGCTTTCGCTGGTAATGCAGGTTGATGGCAAAGGTGATCACCGCCAGCACGAAACCACCAAGCGCCAGCCATTCATTCAATGACATGCTCCCGGCAAGAAATGTTGCTGTAGACGTGGTGTAAGCTGCGGCAGTGGTCGCTTTATCTGCCATGTTTTTCATACCCACCTCCAGTTAAGGAGGACTTGTTCAGATTAAGAATGTTGGAGATAGCCCACTGAACAAATCCGATATACGTTGAATGCGTAATTCATTGATTTGTTCGTGACCGGGATTTACGAGCATTTCAGGCGTGGATTGCGCTAACAATTCATGCCGCTCATTCACGAAGCCCAGCCATAGTGCTGGGTTTTCTTTTTTGTGCTTAGCGCTTATCCAGTTACCGCAGAGGTTCGATGAGGGTATTGAGTTGACGACCGGAGTTTAGATAAGCGCTAACAGAAAATGTCGTGATGAGCCGAATGCGGGAGTGATTCGGCTCATTTTTTGATGCGAATAAGGCAATAAAAAGGCCGCATTAGCGACCTGTTATGATGTTTTTCATTTAGTTACTCAAGGCGGGGATCTGTCAGCGCTTTGAGGCAGCTCTGTTTAATCATTGCCGCAACTTCAAAGAAGCGACCATCTGACTTATCTGAGTGCACCCTTAAGCTTGCGCGCTCCACCCCAGACACCACTATCAAAGATTTTCGCTCGTACCACATCTCAATCGGAATGAATATCCAGTCTCCGCCAGGCTCGTCAGAGTTAACCATCACACCAATGTAGAAAATGAGTTGATAATCCGAACCTGGCTGCAATGCGTGTGGAGGTCTAGGCTCGAAATACCCAGAATCGTTCTTGATACAGGTGCTCGTATATTGAATTTTACGGCCTTCACAATCAATTGTGTAATCATCAGGCAAATTAAGAGAGTCTTTAAACTCTCTAAACAGGTCGATAGCATCAGCCTGTAGTTCTTCTTTTCTCTTTGATTGCTTATCGAGAAGCTCTCTTTTCTTTTCGATCAGCGTGTCATAGCTAATTCGCATCCCCTTCTCCAGATAGTTGGTTTGTGGAATGAACATAGCTAGCACCATTAGAGAAAATATTCAGTGATTTAACTCAATTGCCTGTTGTGCAGATACGAAAAATCCACCGCGTTAGCAGTGGCTTAAATAGATTGGCGGGACCATCCCCGCCTTAACGGAACCTTCCGGCCCGTAATCGATAGCCGTTAAGCCATCTACAGACCTCTCAGCCTGCTATGGTTGGAGTGCCAGACGATGCGTCGAAGTTACCAACTAGGCGGAATCGGTGGTGAGAGCCGCCTCTGTTATCTCACCACCCCGCTCTTCGCTTTACGCTCCCGAGCATATATGGAATTTACTACTTCCATTTCCCGAAATCAATAAATTTACAAAATATTTCTAATCATGCAGCCATTTGAAGAATTTCTTTCTCCATTTCACGATTCATTGCGTAAAACATTTCTGACTCCAGAACTTTCTCGCACCAAACAACGCGCTTACGGCAGTACTGAATATCAGCTCCTGTCGTTGAGCTAATCAATCGGGCAATGTCTTGCGTGCACTTGCGCTCGCAATATTGCTTAATAGCTACATCGCGAACGGGGCTTTCCCTGTGAAGCGTTTTAACCATTACACGCTCAACAAAAGCGGCATCATCTGATTCTTTGGCGAGAGCGATGATGTTGCTTATTGAGGACTGAGGGATGATTATTTCACGGGCTTTACGGTAAAGGTTATCGCCGCGAAGCCCATCTTCCTCATACAGCCGCATGACAACATCCTCGATTTGCTTTGCCTTGTCATCACTCCACTGGCTACGAATCATCAGCCTGCCGATTACGTTAACCGCCCCACCCGGTGAATCATCCCCGGCGTTAACCTTACCCCACACCTGAAGCATATAGTGGACCCATGCTTTCTGTCGTGTGTTGATGGTTTTCTTTGGATGCTTCCATACGCGCCGGAAATGGGCGTCTTCTGAAAAATTAACCATGTTGAAAACTGGCGATAGTCTTCTCACGCTGCGTCGCCTCCATCCGGATTAATGCCAAGGTTCTTCTGCAAATCCCTTTCAAGGCGCTCCAGCCCATCCATTGCCTTTCGGAGGTTCTCCTTCTGGTGTCGGATGCTTTCCAGCATCTCCCGGTCTTTGTGGCGCTGCTGTGCTGAGTTGA